ATCCGCAGCAGGCGGAGGTGCAGTACTATCAACGGCTACCGGTGGTATTTTAGAAATGATTAATGAAGAAGTTGATAGTAATAATAAGTTTATTGCAAATTTTATGAGAAAGGTTGTTGAAAAAATGGAAACATATCAACTATCTGATGAACAATTATTAAAATCAATACAAGATTATAAAAAGAATAAACCAAAGCAAGATGCTGCAGATTTATTAAGAGAAAATCTTTCAGAAACAAAACAACAATCTATTCAGCATTTTGTAGAATGGGCAACCCAAAGATTAAAATTAAAAGAAACTCCAAAAGTTAATTTAGTTGGTGGAGGTGAATTTGCAGAAATCAAAACATCTCTTGGTGGATTTGATCCTCAAACAAAAGAAATATACGTTGCAACGGAAAATAGATTAACTGCGGATATTTTAAGAACTCTTGCACATGAAATGGTTCATAGAAAGCAAGATGAGATGGGATTGGTTAGAAACCCTATAAATGATGGTGCAGATGGTTCTCCCATTGAAAATAACGCCCATGCGGTTGCCGGTATTATAATGAGAGAATATGGTAGAATCAATAAACAAATCTACAAAGAAGATATTAATGTGGATATCGATAAAGGTGATACTGTTTTAATGGGTAAATTCAAAAACAAAAAAGTACAAGTCAAAAATATAGGAAAAGACCCACACGGAATGCCAACTATTAATGGCAAGCAGGCAACTACATTTCGTAAAGTGGATGAAATGGGAAGGGCGGATATACATCTTGCAAATATAATGAAATTATATAGAGATTCTATTTTTAGAAAAAGAATAAATGCATATCTTTTTGGTAGAGTAAATATGCCAGCAAATCCAAGTGCAGTAGCTAAAGAATTGAGAGGAATGGATTATGATGAGATTACGCAAATGGAGAAGGAATTGAACATACAACCAATATTAACAGAAGTTAGCAATATTCAAACATCAAACACAGCAGATATTCCCGATGGTTCATTTATAGCAAAGGGAAAAAAAAGAAAATTGAATTCGGATAAGGGAGAAGATTGGTTTGTAAATGGAGGATATACCCAAACAGATTTTCCAAAAGCAGATGCTATATTTGGTGATGAAGATGCTGATGAGAGGGTTGTAAAATATACTATTGATAATTTACCAAGAGTTGAGTTTACTCCAACAAAGTTTATAAAAGAAGAATTACTATTGGAAGGTGGTGCATATGGGCATATGTCGCATCCATTTGATGATATGCAATTAACATTTGGAGAGTTAAAAGATATAATAAGTAGAGCATTGGATGGTGAATTGGGAGTAGTTAGAGAAAAAACCGATGGACAGGCACTTGCAATAAGTTGGAAAAACGGAAGATTGATTGCAGCACGTAACAAAGGACATCTTGCAAATGCAGGAGCAAACGCAATGGGTATAGAAGATGTTGCATCAAAGTTTGCAGGAAGGGGTGGATTGACAGATGCATATAACTTTGCAATGAGAGATTTAACTGCAGCAATTAGTGGATTATCCGAAAAACAAAGAGAAAAGATATTTGGTGAAGGAAAGTGTTTTATGAATTTAGAAGTAATATGGCCTGAATCCGTAAATGTAATACCATACGGACAAGCATTATTGATATTCCATAATACGACTTGTTATGATGAAAGTGGAGTTGCCATCGGAGCAGACCAAAGTGCAGCAAGAACTTTAGCAGGTATGATTAAGCAGGTAAATGCAGATGTACAATCAAAATATACTATTCAGGGCCCACCTGTAACAGAAATTCCAAAAAATGAGAATTTAAGTTCAAAAAAAGGAAAATATTTATCTAAACTTTCTAAATTACAAAGTAAGTTTGGATGTGGTGATGCTGATACTATGGCAGTATATCACCAACATTGGTGGGAAAATTTTATAGATACAAAAGCACCTGTAAAAGTTGATAAACTTACAAAAGAAGCATTAGTTAGGAGATGGGCATTTGGTGATAAAGGATTTCGCTTGAATACAATATCGAATGCAGAACTACAAAAGTGGGCTATAGATAATGATAAAGTGAATGTTCCAAAACAACAAAAAGATAATATGAAACCATTCGAAGAAATCTTTTTGGGAGTAGGTGCGGATGTTCTTGAATTTGTTGGTAGTGTATTGACAGTACATCCCAATAAAGCAATAAGAGCAATGAAAGATAAATTAAAACAAGTAGCATCTCAAATAAAATCATCAACCGATGCATCAAAAGTTGCAAAGTTTAAAAGTGAATTGCAAAGATTAAATTCATTGGGTGGTATTGATAGAATAGTTGCTAGTGAGGGGTTGGTTTTCTTTTATAACGGAAAAACGTATAAACTGACAGGTACATTCGCACCACTTAATCAACTTCTTGGTATTTTTTACGAATAATTTTGATATATATTAAGAAACAATTGTTACATAAATAAAATCAGTATGGCAAAAAGAAAAAGTTTTGAAGAGAAGAGTAAAGGGATGCACAAATCCCGTAAATTAATTATTGATACCGTTTTTGGAAGGGAAGATAACACACAACGTGTATTTGGTTATGAAGGTGATACTGAAAAGAAAAGAGAAGTTGGTGAAAGGTGGGTTGATAAAGATGGTAAAGAGTGGGAACAAAAGGAAGGGTTTAAAGTTTCAGTCACACAGATGGATGAGGTTAGACAGTTTTTACAGAAAATGAGTACATGTCATTCTAAAAAATGTGAAACAAAACAATATAGTAAAGCAGATAAAAAATTAATAATAAAAACAGGATATTGTATTGTTTGTTTGGATAAGCTAGAAAAAGAATTAAAATTAGATGGTACATTCCCTTTCTATGAAGATTACAAAGTAACTTTGAATAAATTGGGATTTATAAGAGATTTTAAACAAAAATGCGAAGATAGTTACAATTCCTTAAAAAAAGATTTTCAAATGGTTTCAGAAGATGGAAGAATTGAAAATTGGACATGGGAAGTTGACATTGAGCAAGTAAAAAAAGATTTAAAAAGTGATATCGATAATTCTTATGAAGCTATTGAATTATTATTAGAAAGAAAACGATTATTGGAAGAAAAGTTTATAGAATTAAACCATCCTGAACTTATAAAAGATTAAAAATGAAAAAATACTTAAACATAAAAAATATTATAATAGCAATACTTTGTATTGTATTATTATTTAATTACTTAAAGGGGTGTGGAAAAAAAGAAGAAACAAAACCAACCGAAACCATTAAGATTGGAGGAAAAAAATACGAAGTTGTAAAAAAAGAAATAGATACTTTTTATATAGAAAGTACGAAGATTGTTAAAAAACCAGGTAAAGATATATACCACGATACTACAATATATGTGCCAGTTCCACAAGATGTCGATACTGCAAAAATATTATCTCAATTTTACGCTAAAAATGTATACATAGATACGTTGAAGTTGCAAGATAGTTTGGGAATAGTTTCGTTGGTTGATACGATAAAAGAAAATAAAATTTTACATAGAACATTCAAAGCAACCGTAAAAGAAAAAATTATAGAACAAAAAATTTATATAAAAGAACCACCAAAAAGACAATTGTATTTTGGTTTTGAAGGAACGTTTGATAAAGCCGAAGTGTTTAGAGGAGTTGGAAGTGGTGTAGTTTATAAAACAAAATCTGACAAGTTATATAAAGTAAATCTTGGTGTTTTGAATTTACAAAATGATTTATCACCATATATCAATGCCGGTATATATTGGAAGATTAAATTAAAAAAATAATGGGAGTCCAAGGACAGCCAAAGAAAACGCTCAAAGAAATAATAGCTGAAGAATATCGTAAGTGTGGACAAGACCCCATTTACTTTATGAAAAAATATTGTGTAATTCAGCACCCGGTGAGAGGAAAAATACCCTTTCACCTTTATCCTTTCCAGGAAAATTGCTTAACAGATTTTAAAGATAATCGTTTTAATATTATCTTAAAAAGCAGACAGCTAGGTCTATCAACTCTTTCTGCAGGGTTTATTTTATGGAAGATGTTATTTAATCAGGATTTCAATGCATTGGTTATTGCAACAAAAGTGACAGTAGCTAAAAACCTCGTAGAGAAGGTTAGAGTGATGCATGATTTACTTCCTGTTTGGTTAAGAGATGGTGGTAATAGTTCTGTTGAAGATAATAAATTATCACTTAAATTGAAGAATGGTTCACAAGTAAAAGCAATCGCATCTTCTCCAGATGCCGGACGTTCGGAAGCCCTATCCTTATTGGTTGTGGATGAGGCGGCATTCATCAGAGATATCGATGAAATTTGGTTATCGGCACAATCTACCCTATCAACGGGTGGTTCTGCTATAGTATTATCAACTCCAAATGGTGTGGGTAATTGGTTTCACAAAATGTGGGTTGAGGGTGAAAATGGTTCAAACGGATTCAATACTATAAAACTACATTGGACGGTTCACCCGGAAAGAAATCAACAATGGAGAGATGAACAGACTCGAATTTTAGGTATAAAAGGTGCATCACAAGAATGCGATTGTGATTTTGTTGGATCGGGTGATACTGTGATAGACCCGCAATTACTAATGTGGAAAGAGGATTCGATGGAAACCTTTGGATATGGGAACACCCAAATTACAACAGACAATATATGGTTGTAGCAGACGTTGCCCGTGGTGATGGATCAGATTATTCAACTGCACAAATAATTGATATAGAAGATTGTTCTCAAGTTGGTGAGTATAGAGGAAAAATTGAAACAAAAGATTTTGGAAACTTTCTAACCGCTTTGGCTACAGAATATAACAATGCGTTGTTAGTTGTTGAAAACTCTAATGTTGGATGGGCAGCTATACAGCAAGTAATAGATAGGCAGTATCAAAACCTATTTTATATGAGTAATGATTTAAAATATGTTGATGTTGAGAAGCAAATGTCTAATAAATATTACAGAGATGAAAGACAAATGGTAGCGGGATTTTCTACAACATCAAAAACCCGTCCATTGATTATATCTGCATTGGATACATATATAAATGAAAAAGAAATACTAATTCGTTCATCTCGTCTTATAGAGGAATTATTTACATTTATTTGGAACGGAGGAAGAGCAGAAGCAATGAAGGGGTATAATGATGACCTCACCATGGCAATGTCTATAGGATTGTGGGTTAGAAATACTGCATTACGATTGAGACAGGAAGGTATAGATTTGACAAAAGCAATGTTAGGTTCTTCGCAAATCAAAAAGCATGATGGAGTTTATACTGCAACATCGCATTTGAAACAAAATCCATATGAAATGGATATGGGTAAAGGAGAAAAAGAAAATTTACATTGGTTATTGGGATAATTTTATATTTATAAGTTGATATGGCACAATTAACAGATATATTGAAAGAAGATTTGAATAAGTGGTTCAAAGAAAAGTGGGTCAACATCGGTAAAAAAGTCGATGGTAAACACCCACCATGTGGAACTTCTGGAGAAAAGAGTGGATATGCCAAATGTGTTCCTGCCGCAAAAGCCGCTGGGATGAGTAAAAAAGAGAAAGAATCCGCAACTCGTAGAAAAAGAGCTGCACAAAATAAAGCAGGTAGAGGTGGAAGTGATAGTAAGGGACAGGGTAAAACACCGATATATGTTTCTACCAAACCTAAAAACGAAGATTGGAGTGAAAAATATAAAAAAAGTATAGATTGTAATAACCCCAAAGGTTTCAGCCAAAGAGCACATTGTCAGGGTAAGAAAAAAATGGTAAAATGGTTCCAAATTGTGTACCAGTAAACGAAAATAATATGAAACTAAAAAAAGAAATGAATCACGATGTAGTTGATCATCCGCAAAGAAGAGATAATGATGATGAAATAAATTATG